CTGCAGTGCGTCCACACCGGGGAACTCAAATGGCTTAGGCTTCGTGGGCCTAACGTGTGCCAATGGTGGCAACGTCACCTGCTTCGTCTCCGCTGTCGGCATGTCCGCTCGCACCCTCGGCTCATCAAGAACCGGGTCCATATCGTCAGCCCACAACCGCTCCGCCATAGGCCTATAGCCGCCTGTATACTCGTCCTCCGGATCCATATCCACCTCCTGTAAATTCGAAGTGGGCAACACCCAATACTTCAAGCACCTTGCGATGGTCGGGAACGTCGTCTCCGTGTGCAGCTCCACACCCTGGAAGGCGACATCCAAGTCCGAAGTTGCATTCCCATCCCCGTCAATGCCGCCCGGGCACGTGACCAGCACGCCCCCACGCAATTTCAATAATGCATACTGCTCCGACGCCCAGGCGTACAACCTAGGGTACTGGTACAACCCCAACACGGTCAGTTGAATCAGACGAGTCATTTGAATGCCCAACAGGGCCTCATTGTCTCCGTTCCCAACCTTAACCGTCGGTTTGAAATAGCTGTTCACCAGCTTTGCCGGGTCTGCCGCAGGCACCAAGTACTCCGCGCCCCCGTAGGCGAACCTCCGCGTGGAGAAGCCAAGGAAGGGCAATGACATCCCCTCACCCCGCGTGTGAGGCAACATTGCCAGCGAATCGGGCTTCCACCGCAAGGATGTCTCGCTGGTCAGATACGCGGCAGCCGCTGCCATCCACACCTCCGGTGGCATTGCCCGGACTGTGTTCCGTTCGTTCCACTTCAGGAGCAACGTGTTTGCCATGGCCGACCCCACTTGGTCGACTATCGTCGTGCCAGCCACGCCAGATATCAAGTGATTTGCCGCATCTACGACAACTCCTTGATCCAGCATGACATAGCCATTGACGGCTCGATACGCATAGTAGTCCAGCCACATCGACATACACGTGTTCTTGTACTCCCTAAACACCTCCCGCAATACTGAGACCAACGTCGACATAACCTCCGTGTTCATATTGGCGTCCATCTGCTCCACATCAGGAGCGGACACCCAAACACGACCATCGAACTTGCGCCACACATACTGGTCATCGGCGTAAGTGCGGAAACACACCTCACCGTCGCGGGCAGTCTGCCCCCAATTGTGCATAGCTTGATCCATTGCCTCAGCACCTCCGTAATTCCACGAGAAACCTACACCCACGTTTGAGGTGGGGTGGTAATACCAACCGCATGGCAATTGCTCGTAGCCCTCGGTGGCGGCATGCAGGCTCCGCGGGCCCACCAAGAAGGGTTTCCAAC